GGCGATATGGAAGCAATAGAAAAATTTAAGCCTAAAATGAAAGCTAATAAAATTGACTTCGATAGAGCTATGAAACGTGTTTATAAAGAAATAGAGGAAGAATACTATGGCAATTGAAGAAATTGAATATGGTAGTTTAGCAAGCTCCACACTTTTGAATAATAACTTTAAAGATTTACAAGAACAGATTACGGCATTAACTCTTAGAATTTCTGCAAATGCTACAAATATTTCTACAAATACAACTGATATTGCAAAATTAGCTGACAGAATAAGTGATTTAGAAGGAAATGTATAATGGATTATGTAACTATTATTCAAGGCGATGATACAAACTTTTTAGACGACCAATTTATTGTAGTAAACTTTGATACAACAATAGATTTAAGTGGATTTACTGCAACTTTTATTTTAGGTAATGTAACTCTTACTTATGGAAATTTGAGTGGAAAATCTTTTGAGATAATTTTGTCAAATGAAATTACTTCAAATCTTGTTATTGGAAAACAATACGGAGAATTAAAACTCATTGATCCACAAAATAGAATCCGTACCATCACATCAATAATTCCTTTTCTTGTTAAGAAAGGAGTTAATGAAGATATTACCTTTGTTAATAACTCTTTGAATGTTTCAATGCACGTCAATGAAACTGTTATTGATGTTAAAGTTGAAACTTCCGGTATGTCTAAAACTGAAGCTAATAAAATTCTTTTAGCTTGTACTGAAGCAAAACAATCTACTCAAAACCATTCTAATATCGTTCAAAATACTTTAATAGAAATTAATGAAGCTATTAATACTTTTGAAAGCGACAATAGTGTTTTATATGATTTAAAAGATGAGGTTGAACGTATTGGAAACGAAAAAATTGCTTTATCAACAGAACAAGCTGAAATTGCAACACAAAAAGTTGAAGAAATAGAAGAAATTATTGCTACGACTCCTAATAGTGATTTAGAAAGATTATCGGAAATTGGTATTGATAAAATCAACCAAACTAAAGGACTAGTAACCGGTAATGTAAGCTATGATAAAGATATTTATGCAAAACTTTTGAGTTATAAACAAAATGCTATTAAGGAAGATTGTGATATTCTTTTCCAAGATATAACTATTACAGGAAATGTAACTATCCAAAATGGGATAACAGTCGGACTTAATCAAGAAACAACACAGATTGAAACACCTTGTGTTTTACCTACAACTTTTGGGAATTTTCATATACATCTTGAAGCTATTGTTGGAGAAAATTACTCAAATACTTCTTCTTATTATTGTTATTCTGTTCAAAATGGTTTTGGTATTCAAGGTCAATATGATGGCTCTTTTTGGATTTATTTTTATGACAATAATTATAGTACAAAAATGATGCAAACTCCGGCTATGACATTAACTGCCGGAGAAAGACTTATTATAGACTTTGGCTACAAAGAAGGTCAAGGTTTATATTTCTCTGTTACAAATGGGATTGAAACTCATACCACATCTTTAGAAATTGATGCTTGGACAAGAGCTAATGTCAAAGAGGTATATTTAGGAGCTTGTAGTTATTCTAAACAATTTAATGCTGAAATAGATTTAGCGAACACTTATTTTGAAACCGATAGTGGAATAACAAAACCTTATGTTATGATTCCATATTCATTAACTAAAACCGGCTCAAAAATTGCTCCTTCAAAATCTCTTGACTTAATTAGAGAGATTTACGAAACAGAGGGTTTTGCTAATTATTTTACACTAGATGAAGAAAATGAATCGTTTACTTTGCCAATGGGAGAAATCTATGGAATGATTAGTAAACGTGCTGATTTAGAACTAAGTAATACAACTCCTAATGTTGATTTTATGTCCAATATTATGAATGGGATTGCTCCTGATGTAGAAAAAACAATCTCTATGGGTACAGTTCCGGATGCCGCAGATAATACTTACACTACTCCTTGTGCCGGTTGGTATAATTGTGCTGCTGATGTTACAGATAAAAGATATTTGTACATAAATGGAATAAAAAGTGGCTATTGTCTTACAAAAGGAGTAAACCAACACTCTATATCGGTTTTCCTTGCAAAAGGAGATGTTATTTATTGGTCTGGCTCATTAAGTGTAACCTATGTTAATGAGTTTATGCCGGCTCGTGGTTGTAAATATGAAAAATCGTCTAGTAACGAAGGAATCCTTGATGGCGATTTAGGCGATTTATTCGGTTAGGGAGATTTTATATGAAAGAAAGAATAGTTTTCGTGGGGTTTAGCATAACCCCTATTGTTTGTGTGCGTGTCATAGAAGATACCGACACAGATGATATAAAAGCTGAAAAAAGAAAATATCCGTTTAAACTCCATAATGACGTTGTAGTCATTGTTAAAACTACAAAAAGGGAGTTTTCGTTTCATATTCCGGCTAAATTCATTTGGAACGGAGCTGATATTCCTAAATTCTTTTGGAGAATTATCGGTAGTTCAACAGATAATGCTTTTTTGCTTGGCTCAATGGCTCACGATTTTATGCTTGAAGAAAAAAAGTATGTTTACTGTGATGTCCTAAATGCCTGTATCTCAATGAAAGAATATCGTAGGCTAACATCTCTTATCTTCAGACAAATTATTAAAAACTCCGGAGTAAATACTGTCAAAGCCAATGTAATGGCTTGGTGTGTAGATGTATTCCAAATCTGTAATAAAGGAATGTGGAAATGTCAATTAGTTTAGACCTCTTAGTAGTAATCATTATCAATGTTATGACTGCCGGTATTTTTATCGGTGGTCTAGCTATGAGTATTAAATTTATCGAAAACCAAATAAAACGACTTGAAGAAAAACAAGACAAGCATAATTGCTTAATTGAACGAATGGTAAAAGTTGAAGAACGTGCGAAATCAGCTCATAAACGTATAGATAAAATCGAAAATAACGACAATCACAATGAAATACACTCTACTTGAAAAACAACAAGAATTTTTTAATATACCCCACGACCACCAACTTGATGTAGTTATATATCAAGGTGGCTATGGTAGTGGAAAAACTTGGTGTGGCTCACTTTTAGGAATTATGCTTGCTCGTAAATATCCCGGAAGTCGTGGTTTAGTTTGTGCAAAAGAATATGTTTTAGTTCGTGATACAACACTAGAATCATATTTTTCACATCTTGAAGCTATGGGATATGTAGCCGGAAAACACTACACTTTTAATAAAATAGAAAAGAAATTAACCCTCTCTAATGGCTCTGAAATTCTTTTTAAAGGGGTTGATAATCCGGAGAAAATTAAGTCATTAAACTTACATTGGGCAGAAATAGAAGAAGCATCACAAATTTCCGATTCAGCTTTTAAACAACTTATAGGTCGTTTAAGAAATACCAATGTAAAATCTTCTTGGGGAAACTTTCGTTATCGTCTTTTCGGACATACTAACCCACAAGCTGATAAAGGGTGGATTTATAGGCGTTTCGTAGAAAACAAAAAAGAAAATTATCGTCTGATAATTGCTCCAACTTCCAACAATATATATTTACCCGAACATTATTTGGAATCTATGAAAGAAGATTTCGATCCGGAATATTACAAAATTAACGTACTTGGACAATTTGGTAATTATTCTAGTGGTTTAGTCGTAAAAGGGTTTACTGATGATAATATAAAACCTCTAAAATACAATGAGAATTTGCCATTACATCTTACTTGCGATTTCAACGTAGATCCAATGTGTTGGTGTTTGGCTCATAAAGATGATAAAAATGTCTATTTCTTTGATGAAATTGTTATCGAGAATACTACAACTCAACAAGCTATCGAAGAATTTTTAAGAAGATACCCTAATCATAAAGGCGATATTGTGATTAATGGCGATGCTTCCGGCGATAATCGTTCTTCTCAATCAGAGTTTACTAACTATATGATTATAAAACGTGCGTTAGAAGCCTTTGGTTATAATCCAAAATTTCAACTTAGGAACTTCAATCCATCTATTCTAAATCGTATTCAAGCCTTTAATGCTAGAGTCTGCAACTCTAAAGGCGAAAGAAGTTTGTTTATTAGCAAAAAATGTAAGTGGCTATTACACAATGTCTATAACCTATCTTTTAAAGAAGGTACATCAATAGTTAATGTTCCGTCTTTGAAACAGATTAAGAATGATAGAGAAATGAAATTTTTAGAACACCCTTTTGACGCAGCTTCTTATCTTGTTGAATATTATTTCCCAATAAAATAGAGGTCGCAAATTACGACCTCTATTTTATAACATTCCATTGTCCACTTTTTGTAGAACCTATGCGTTTTAATCTTCCTTCTTCCTTTAAATTTTTAATTTGTTTTTCGATTGCTCTTTGCGAAACACCTAAAATCTGCGAAATTTGTAATGCTGTTATAGTCGGTTTGTTAGACATAATGTTTAATATTTCATCTTTTGTTTTAATTCTTTGTTCCACACTTTCTTCCGAACTTTGTACCATACTTTCTTCCGAACTTTGTAATATTTCTTCATCAATAATATCTTTGTCAAAACTTTTTTCAAAAGGAATACTTATGCGTAAAAAATGTTCCATAAACTCAAAATGTTCTTTACTATAAGAAGATAATATTTTACTCATTCCAGAGCCAATATGTTCTACAAGTTCTAAATCTTTAAAAATTCTCATCAATTCTCTATTTCTTGGCATTGATACACCATTAAAAAATTCTTCACGGCTTAAACCTTCTACTAATCCACCATAGGAAGTTATTTCTAATCTGTCGGAATATATTTCAAATAACG